ATTTTTTTTTTTTAGTTAACTACAAAAAGATTTTTTCACTTGCAAAGTAAATCTTTGCTCTATTCCCGCGAAATTAGCATCAAATACTTTTGAAACGTGGCCTTTTTCGCTCAGAAACTTACCAAATTCTGCATGTTCTAAGTGTGAGAAATCGGTCATTAGTTCGCTTTCAAATCGGCTGTAATTTAGCAATTTTTCTTCAATGTATCCGACAAGTTGGCGCATACGGTCAAGTACACCAGTATAACTGCCGTTGGTTGTCCATCGCGGGTCCATGTTGTCAAGATAAAACATTGCAATATCGGCTTTTCGTCCGATACTACTATTCAGATCGCGGTTCACTTTGTCGTTGATAATTTCATAAAGATAAATCAGCGGGGCGGTGTCGCCCAACGTTCCGAGTTCGCCGTTTATCTTTACTGGCGTTCCGTGGATAAATGTCGGCATTTGTATCACAACCATTGCAGGCGTGATTTTTTCCTTAACCGTAAATTTATACCCATTTACCGCGATTACCTTATGGTCGTTGCCGTCAATTTTTACGGACATTGACGGGCGTAGATGGATAGTGTCATATACTTCTATCTCTGTGCCGGCAGGCACGTCGGCGTAATTCAAAACGTTCTGTTCCAAATCGCACGAAGCAATAAATTCTTTGATTATTTCGCTGATCGACTGCATCGCTTCTTTATTTTATCGTATAACGCCCAAACGCCTATAATCACACCGAGTAACAGCGAAATGAATTGTAGGTAAATGTTTGCTGTTTCCATGAGTGATGATATATATCCGCCAAAGCTCCCGATTAGTCCAAATGTTTGTAAATGTTTCATTATTCTGATGTTACGTGTCCGTGTACTACTATTCTGAATCTTGTTAGTCCGGTAAGATTGTCGCGTACTATACACTTTAGAGATTCCCCCGCGTTTCCGTCCAATCTTATTACAACTCCACGATTGTCCAATCCAGAGAAATGCACAGATGAGTTAAGGCCAAACGATCCCGATCCTGATCTTGTTGTGTAATCAAGCGAATCACCCTGTATTCGCAAGTCTGAATTGTCCTTAATATTGAAAAGGTTCTGCGAACTCGCACCGTCTTCTTTTCGAAAATAACAGCCTTTTGTTAGCGCGTTAATACTGCCAAACTTAGAATCATCTCCAGCAGTAGACAATAGCATTATCACATTTAGCCGTGTTATGTGCCACTGAGTGCCAGCTTTGGGCTTTATCATAAATGCAACAGGCGTAACAGAGCCGTTTTTTTGCATATCAACGTCTAACACACTGCATCCGCTTACGGTAGTATAGGCATAATCGAGCGGTATTGATAGCCCCAAAGTGTAACTATCTACTCCGGTAGATGTTACAGTAAGTATCTCAGCTTGGTATATTTTGCGGTTTTCCTGTAAGCATAGATAGTTGCCAACCACAGGAACATATCCCACGCTTAATACTTTGACCGTCTCAGCATCCTTAATCGTGTTTTCTGTTACCGTTATTACTGCCTTAATATTACCCAAGTGAAGATTTAGCGCGTCGGTTGCTTGATCTTGCACATACACATCCTGTGAGGCATTACCGCCGATCAAACCAGCAATATGCGCCTGTAGCGTGTCGGCCGTCCATGGCCCTGCCGGAACAGTTACCGCTGTTACATCAATCGGGTAACTGTTAGTAGTCGGGTTACGGTTGCTTATGCACTCTGACAGATAAATGATGTTTTCATTCGTCTTCGATGCGTAACAGCTGGCATTTTGCCCGCTTACTATCCCAACTATTGACCCGTCTGATTCTAAAAGAGCAATGTTCCCGCTTATTTCCTCTATTCTTGTAATTATACCCATGATGTCTTATGTAAGCATTGTCCGTTGTATTCGGGATAAATGTCGGCATTTTCTCGGATAAACCACTGGATTGAATGGGCGTTGTTTACCGACTCATTGTACCGCAAGTAAAGCCCCGAGCCTATCCCGCTGGTTTGTACCGAGTTTTCATTTGTCGCCGTGGTGTTTCCAGTTTCGCGATTTTGGAATGGTTGGTATCGGACATACTCGAAATAGATCATAAGCATTAGCATCTGCTTTATGCCATCGCTTACAACTAGCTCCTTTTCGTGATCTATTTCAAACGGCGCGAATATGTCGGCAAATCGTTGCTCTGAAAATCCTGTTAATGGATCGTAGTCAGCAGTCATAAGCTTTGATAGCTCCGCACCAAGTACTGCCGACATCATTGTGCGCTCTGTAGCATCAATCACGCCTTGCAAATATTGCTCGGACAAATTATTAAAAGCGACCCGTAGCGGGCCGCTCTTAAAATCATCAGTATTTACAAATGTCGCCATTATTCAGATTTTGACGGTCTCCCGCGTTTTGGTTTTTCTGGCTCAGTTTCTGGCTCAGTTTCTGGCTCAGTTTCTGGTTGCGGAAAAATATTGCTTGCCATTTCTGCAAGACATGCATCGTAACCAAGATTGTAGCCTTCCGCGTGTCCGACTGAATGACCTTTTTCGTATCCTTCTTTTTGGCCTTTCACATATCCATCTTCACTTCCCTGTTGGACACCAAGCTCGAAAAATTCTGATTTTATCGCTTCAATGTCAGAAATCGCAGGATCGGCAACCGCGTCCGAGTTTTTTTTTTCTTGCTCTTCTTTTTCCTTTTCTAGGATATTATCTTCGATTCGCTGTTTCATGATTCGCGATCTTGCGTTTAGAATTTCATTTGCTTTTTCGCGGTATGTGATAAGCTGTTCGTTTGTTGCTTCAACTGCAAATCCTTCATTTATCAGTTTTATCGCTACATTTTGTGTAAAATCCTTTACTAATCCTGCCGATAGACCGCTTACATGGTCTTTAACTATCTCTACTATCATACTTTTAAGGTATAAAAAAGCCCCGCGTTTTGCGAGGCTTTAAAATTAAGAAAATTATTTGATTATGCTTTGGTGATTGCGGCAATCGCAACATCAATATCCGTGCATTTCATAAATGCATTAGCGTAATTTGATGGTACGATAAAATTCAATCGCTCTTTGGCCATGATTTTTGCTAAGCCAGACTGCCAATCTGTGCCGTCCATTGTCGAAATTTCAATTTCTAGCGTACGGCGGTCTAATATTTCTCCCTTTGTTGAATCAAAAACAACACATGTGCCAGATGGGCAGATACTAGTCATTACTACTAACATGCCTTTAATAAACACATTCCCGCCAGTGCTTACAATGTCCTTTGATAGATAATTGTCGTTTTTGTCCTTCAGGCTCTCTACGAGTCTAAACCAATCGTGACGGTTTACAATTACCGTGTCTGGCATAAATGCTCCCTCTGACAAAACATCTATTTGCATATCCATCGCACCGATCAAGTCGATAAAATTAGCCGCCTGAATTGATGCCTCAACCGGAGCAGAAACGTTTGCTGCGGAGAACTCAGATGCTATCCCAAGGATTGAATCTGTTTTGATTACGGATGCAGAAACACCAAGCAACTGCTTGTCGATTTCCAAAGCCATAGAGTCGGTAATCAATTTCTCAATTCTCGACTGCATGAATGGGTAATCGGCGATGAAATCACGGCAAAACGTAATGATGTCTTTTATCACGACCGTTTGCTTTGATTGCACTGTCAAAGTCTCCTTTGTATTGCTTGTTACGGCAGAACATAGAGCCACGCCTTTAGCATCACGAACAACAGTTGTTTGCTCAGTGTACTTGTAGTACTCGGTAGAAAGCGGGATTGTTGAAAACAACTGTCTGATTCTAGTGCGGCGCACTGGTTTGTCAATAACGCCCGGGCGCATTTGTGCGAAATCTGAACCGTCGGTTATGTCGCCATACGTCTGCGATGCTTTTGCGACAGTGAAAATTGATTGCCCTTGCTTCGTTCCGAGGTCATTGATGTCTGATGCTTTTTCATCAAATGCCGCTTTCAATCTCTTTTCAAAAGTCTCTATAGTGATAGCACCCGTATTTTTGAGCTTTGCCAATTCAACACCTTGCGCCTTCATCGCGATAAGCATTGCAGGGATATTCTTATTCATCTCATCCAATTGTTCTTTGAGCTGTTTAATTATATCCTTATTGGCAGTGGCATCAACTTGTAATTTAGTTAGTTCCGCTTTTATTGCCGCCTCTTTTTCGTTATTGTGCTTTAATAGAGCGGCTTCATATTGGCTTTTTTGTTCGTCGTCCAAAGCCTCATATTCCTCTCCTGTGAGAGATTTGAAAGTTTTTTCCGCTCCTGTCATTACGAACCACGGGGCAATCACGGCGAGTGCAACCCCGTGCGATCCTGTTATAAACTCACCGACAAACGGTAATTGTTCTGGAAATGTCGTTGCGAATGTCACCGCCACGATTGCGAGCAAGAAACCCGCGAGTAAAAGAATTTTTTTCATTGTTTCTGTTTTTTTGATTAATGTGAATGCAAAAGTATGAAATTTTTTCGAGTGGCAAATTTTGCCGGCTCATCCGAGTGAAAAGCTTTCGGCTCGGTGACTGATTGTGTTGGTGTAATATGGTTTGACCCACGGGGAACGGCCGACCCCTCAATAACTTTGGCTTCAAGCACAGGGAAAAAGTATTTATTACGAATGTCTGACTTATTCGCTACTAAATCTACGTATTTCTTCCAATTTTCATATTCTTCTTTGTATTCCTTGTTATCAATAGCAGTAAGCACCTTAACGTACTGCATACCGACAGAGTGCTGATTAACTCGCCCCTTTGCGTATAACCCATGCATATATGCATTTACCGATACATCAACGTTTGAATCAAACATCAAAGCCTGAGTTTTCCCGGTATATCCGCTATTCAAAGCCTCAAATGTAGTGTTCTTAACGTATGCCTTCAAGTCTTCACCTTCCGAAATAACGTCAGCAAATCGCGAGCCGTGCTCTTGCAGGTGTTGTATAAATCGATTTTCTTTCAACGATTTTGTCCAAATACCGTCTATGTGTACGTCTCCGTGCGAGTCGTAAATATTTGTTGTGTTGATTACTGCCTTTACTTGGATAATATCCGGCGGCGAATCCATAGCTGCAGCCTTTTGAACCGATACGGTTTCATATCCTGCGAATTTGTCGGCATGTTTAATTGATGCGCGTTTGAGTGCAATCACCTTATCACCATGTTTGGCTAAATATGCGTGTATGGCCTTTGCCGAGGAAAATGCCGAGTCGTCAAATTTCATTTGTTCACCGTGTTACCAAGTTTCTTTTTGCGGATAGCTTCGATCTCTTTAATGTCTGGTTTCATTTTAATCCAATTAATGCGCGTGATTCTTGCGTTGTTAATTTTTCCATGATTTTAGTCGCAATTAGCGGAGAGAATGTTTTTAATGCCTCAGATTGCATGTTTTTTTCTCCGACATCAGTTATTTCAGTAGCCTTTTGCTCGGAGTACCCAAATTCGATTAATACGGCTTTTTTTGAATCTGTTGATATTTGCATTTTCATAATCATATCAAGTGTTTGCGCCTTTACATAGTCGGTATCCGCGCTTGCTTTGTCTGCTATTTTTATTTCTTCTATATTTTTTTCATCAAGTTCCATTCTAAACAGCGACCCTGTGCCGGCCAACCAAAATGAGTTGAACTCTTTTATTACGTAGTCGTTGCATAATGGGATAAACACTTGCAGAAATGCTGCCTTGATTGCCTCGGCCATGTTTGAGTAGGTGCTGGCCGTAGGGTCTCCGAATATCTTAGAGTCAAGCCCGTACACGCCAGCGATCAATCTAAGCTTTGCCATCAATGACGGGTCTAGATTTAACTCAGACGGCGATCGCGTTATGTCAATTGCCTTTAGCTTAGCAGTAGTTATTCTTACAGACCCTGAATTTTCAACACCTGTATTTGTCGTGTCAAAATCATCTTGCGCCTCCTTTTTTTGATTTGGAGTCATTGGCAAATCGCTCTCATTTGTTAGCATCTTGACACCTCCACCCTTGATATACGTAAACGCCTCTGTTTCGAGATTGGCAGTACTTGAGGTGATTGCCTCGCCCAAAACCGAAAGTTTTGATTTGTGTTCCCACGCACCGGCAACCGACGGCATCCGCAATTCGAGTACATTATCTAGTTCGTCACCAGATATTACATACTTCACACCTTCAATGTATGTATCATACAGAACTACTTCTTTCCTGCTATTAACCTGCTTTGTGGTGCAAACAGTCGGCATTACATGAAACTCTGAAAATCCACCGAATCCGACCGACTTAACCCCATAAACATGGGTAATTCCGTGAATAAGAAGATCGGTAATCAGCTGATAAATGAAATCTTTGCGAGTCTGTAGCTTGTTTGGGTTTTCCCAAAGAATTTGCTCCGGCGTGTTTTCAACCTCTTCCCCTTTTTGGTTGATGAAACATTGATCTAATGAGCTGACAACAGATGCCTGTTTGTCAATGACCATAAAAACAAGCGGGTTTGTGTCGTATGCTGAGTAATATTTCTGGTCGGTTTTGAACACGTAAGTACCCTTACCTATGCGAACATTTCCCCACCACCAAGCCGACTGAGTGCCACCGCCGAACACATTTTGCAGATTGAATATATTGCTGAAAGTTTTCTTTATTCCCATGAGCCAAATATAATTATTTTTTCTGTCAATAAACACTGCAAAGTTATTTGATACATTGGTCGCACGTGTTGTATATATAATATTTAACAAGCATCACACATAAAACGGCATGTATTGATATAAAGGTAGTTATGTAATTTCAGCCAGATAATGAATAATATTATACCGTGTGTGCCTACCTAAAAAAGCTTTGTTATTGTATGTTATTGATTATTAACACGTTATATTTAAATTATTCCTTGTGTTTCGAGATATTTTACCGCGTATCGAATACCGTCTATGTGGTGATTGAATTTATCTATCGGTTCATCAAAGAACTCTCCAGTAATAGGATTTGACCGCCACTTATAATTGCGCCGTTCGTTCGATATGTTTGGCGAATTAACGATATTGACCTTATATTTTTTGAGTCGCGAAATTCCGACCTTCACCGTGTCTTTACCAAGCCAATACACTTGCCAGTTTTTTAACCGCAACTCACACGCGCTCTTTTGTTCCGCTGCATCGCAGATAATTATTTCGTCGTGGCCGACTCCGCATTCGGTTAGCCGTCCATCAATAGAGTAGATGCTTTTCTTGCCGTCCTTTTCATCTATTGATACATCTGAGCTGATAATATTCGTTAGGCCAGTTTCGTAAACGTCCTCCTTTATCCAAAGCTCGCCTTTGTAAAACCAAACCCCGCCTATCGCCGTAGGGTCATTTGAGAATCCGAAATCAAGCCATCGGCAAAGAGGTTTCGTGTGCGCTATGTACGTCGGCAATTCATTCACGTCTTTCCAGTATGGGAAAATTGCACCTTTTGGCACGGCTCGCATACCTAGGTTATATACTTCGTAGTGCCACTGATCGGCAGTTCCGTTTTCTATGTTTTCCGGTGTCGGCTCATAACCCATTATTACTTTGCGCTGACCGGCTGGCAAATATGCGTTATCGCGCCATGTCGAATGCAGATAGAAAATACACTCGGTTATCTCTCGCCCTAGTTGCTCATCAAATACTTTCGTGATTTTCTTTTTCCCGCGTCCGTGCGGTTGCATGTTGGCCAGTGTCTTTTTGAAAATCCAATGATCGTCTGTCGATGGGTTAAAATCCAAAAACCAAAGCTCATTTGTCCGCATGTTGACCTGATTAAATGAAGGCTCTGCTAACTCAATAGCCTCGTTAAACCAAAATACATCTTGGCGCGGCCCGTGAAACTTTTGCGGATCGTCAGCGCCGATGAACCGAAATACATTGCCGTTGTTTTCGGCTTCGTATTTCGATTTATTGAACTTGAAATTTAGGTGATATGAAAGTGTTAGGTTTTGGAAGTCTGTCCAGATACTCGGTATTGTCCAAGTCATTTTCGACCGCCCGCATGTGATCTTCTTGCTTCTGTTGCTCTGCGAGTACAATTGCAGGAATTGGATAATAGAGGTTGTTTTGGACGAACCAGAAGACCCCTCCAAAACAAACCCGATCTTGTCGAACTTCCCGTGGCATTCCCGGTAGTTAGTGTAGATGAACTCGAATACCTCAGTGGCTTGTAGCTTCACTTGATTTCTTTATCTCTATTTCGTCAATTGTTGCAACGTCTTTTATCTCAATATTTTTTTCTGCAAGTCCGAGTTTGCGGGCAATAATGGCATGATTCAGCAAGTTTGCTGCCGCACCCTCAAACTGCATGTTTTCGATTTGTTGGCGTATGCGCGTTGGGACTCCTAAGAAATCGCTCCTGTTTTCGTAATTCAAAAACGTTTGATGCACAATATCTGCGAAGTTGCAGAACCCTTCGATGGTGAACGGTCGCATCTTTGGTGCTGTCACCTGTTTTATTTCCTCAGTGTCTCTGGCTACTTTTACCTTGTGATTCTCACTACCAAGTAACGGATTTTCAATCACCCAATCTACGTACTCATTCCACTTGTTGAGTAGTTCTTCAGGGGTGTAGTCTGTTGGCCTTCCGTGTACCGTTCTGAGTTTATAGTATTGATTCCCTTCGTTCATATCATACTGTTTTAAGTAAAAAAAGCCGATGTTTCCACCGGCTCAACCTCACTGCGTAAGTGAAGACCGCAACTTAAGGCATTGCGAACGGTCGATCTATGTCGTTGCCATTGCCTTCGCCATTTTGGCGATGCGCGGAGAAAGAAGGAATCGAACCTTCGGACGTTTTACCGCCTACTGATTAGCAATCAGCTGCATTACCACTCTGCCATTTCTCCAGTTTGACGGCTTACCCGTCAGCATCAATTGCCAGTAACCAGTACGCACATTTGAAAAGTATTATGAGTCCCAGCGTATGAAAGCGGTTGTCTCCGCTTAGCCTATGGATTTACAGGCCGTTCTTGCTTTACCTTGCTCAACCGAACCCGTCGGTAACTCTTTGCAAATATACACTAAATATACTTACGGTCAGCCTTTTGCTTGATGATTTTTGCAATTAATTCAGTGCTATCTTCTCGCGAATATGCTATTCCTGCGAGTGCAAGATTTGTTTTATTGTAGTTAGCAGATGAATGCAGGCTATTTGGCCTTTCGCATGGGGTCAGTATAAAATAATACCGTCCTTTTCTTGATACCCTATAGTCGTTCTTCATCTGTCAGGAATATTTCTTTGATTTTTGTTTCTGAAATTGCTACTATTGCCCATGGCGCGATAACGTCCGACATCTTTTCTTTGATGTTTTTTATTGCCGACTCGGTATCTTTCGCGTTGGCCAAAACAGTATATTTCGCCTTTTTCTGCTTTCCGGTCTTTTCGTCTATTTCCAGAAATTCAACTTTGGCTTTATACCAAGTTTCTTCAGTTCCTTGGATGATCTCGGCAAGTTTCATTCTTTTGATTCCGCTTACATCGAAATCACCACTTATGAGCGGAATCATTTCTTCGTATATCCGTGTCTCCGCGTCAGTGAAGTTGATCGCATCAAGTAGGTATTGTTCAGATACTACAATTTCTTTGCCTGTGCCTTGGTCTATTGATTGATACTTGACCGTTGCCGTGTAATAGTCTTTCATTACTTTGAGTTATAAATGGTTTGCTTTGAAATTCTTACTGGTTCACCTCGCTCATTAAGTGCGATAAATGCCTTGGCATGTGTATCGGCATCCAATTCTGGAAACGATTCATCTATCAGCTTACGGCCGTTCCATTTCAGGATTGCCAGTCCTGTAGTTGCATAATTTTCAGACACTTTAACCAGACACCGAGTACCTTTTGCGACATTAACCAAATGCCGTCGATCGTTATACATCTGCATTGATCAGTCTTTTTAGGTTTTCGATCTTTTTTTGACGCATTAAATCATAAATATCTTTTTTTATGAAACACTTCAATTGCGACATCATTATTTCAACATCTACAAATTCCTCAATTATATTATTTAATAAATATGTCATTTTCTGACTTGAGGCATCAATTTTTAATACAGATGCAAAATCAAATCGAGCAAATGCAAGTTGTAATTCTGCAATTTCTTCACGTAGCTTTGTATCTACTATTTCATATCCATTTTTTTGAGCCATTAACTCAATTAGTTCTTTATCACTCATAAAAAGTTGCTTATTTCTTTAATTATTGATGCGTTATCTGTCTTTAAAAAGTTAGCCACGGCATTAACAGAGGCGTAATAAAATCTATTAAATTCAGTTTGATCCATCTCGCTGAATTTGATTGATTTTGGGATAATAAATGCGCCTTTGTCTGTCTCTACGATCTTGTAATATCCTGCCTTGCAAGTCAAGTAATACCGTAAATCTTCGATATTTTCAAACTGCTCTTGGTTTTCAAGGCAAAGATTTAGCAGTGCGAAGTATTTTCGGTGGTGCATTACGTTCCGAGGCTGTTTAATCTCGACTTGATACGCCTCTCCGTCTTTAAGCCTACTTTCTGCCAATACTTCACCGTCAGAGTCGAACATCGGGATTAAATGGCTTCCTTTTTTCCAGCAAAGAATTTTCATAGCTTCAATCCTTTTTGCTTAGCCAGTTCTTGCGCTTTAGCCTTGTAGGTTGTGGCGATAATTCCGAGCTCAAATTTACTGAGTTTGATTGTTTGGTGTTTTGCGGCCATAATTTTACTGATTGCTTCCTCTCCGTATTTTGTTTGCATAAACCGATAATATCCAGCGGCGTTTCCCTCATCAAACCTGTTGCAATAACGACATTGTGCGTGACAATTTTCTTCACAAAATCTTAGCGGTAAATTCCCGCGGTTGATAAAATGCCCGCAGTCGCTTTCTCTCCAAAGTACCGTTTTTCCGCACGAACAGCATCTAATTACACCGTCTTTCGAGTCTCTAAGTCGGATAAATAGGCTAAACCATTTATCAGCAGTTTTCATCTGGAAATGGTAGGGTTACTTCACCAACTTGTCGCACATACATTGAGTGGTATGTATCAATCCAATTTTGAAACTCTTCTATCGTTGGCTTTGATTTATAATTGCTATTTTGCAATTCTACATATTCGCTATTTTGACGAATAAGCGTACCACTTAATTTACCGTCTTTTGATACATAAACACGACCTATTACCCCGCTATACACGCTCACACTCCTTTTCTGTTTGCTCGCAGTGTTCAACAACAGCATTGTATATTTCACACTCTGTGAGCCAGTTAACAACAACACGATCAACCCAACCGCAAAGAAATGGCACTGTTGTAGCTATTTCCTCGGCTGTTATTCCATCGTTATGATTGATGCAGTCTTCGAGCAAGATTGGCAAATACCCGAGATCACGCTCTTTTTGCTTCAATTTTTCAATGTCTATAACATTTGCCTTACTTTGGTCGTGAGGTGTTACGATCAATGTTACCCGTTTTAATACTCTTTGGATTCCTTCCATGGCCTTAATTGTTTTTCGTTTATCAAAGGTAATATAATTAATCAAATATACAATGCTTACGTTTAATTATTTTCTAAATAATTTCGATCATATGGTTTGCCAATGCTTAATATCCCTTCTTTGCACATTTGATGCATCAATATTTTTGCATCTGCAATATCTGCAACGCCGAACGCAGTTTTACCAAAATCTGCTGTTTTCGGGTATATTTCACTGTAATATTCTTGCTTAACAGATGTTTTTTTGACATTTGGGCGGAACACTTCATACATTGTAACAGTTTCGCTTTCAACTTGATATATATACGCGTCGAAATCTTGTGATGCTGAGTCTATTCTTGTGAATCTTTTCCCCGGTTGTTCGATTATCACCGATAGTCGTTTTATTTTTGCCATGGTTTTATTTTCTGAAGCTTTCGCCTGTTAATTCAATAAAGTGAAACATTTCTCTGAACCTGTCTGATATAATTGGATCGTTAAATATAGCGTCCAATTGCTCTAGTCTGTAGTTCGTTGTTATGTGTGTTTTTACCCCGTATTCTTGGTAAATGTCATAACGAACCTTCATAAACATGCGCATAATGTCAAGATACGAAGTACCATAATTTGAGCCTTCATAGAGCCTCCCGAACTCATTTATCAGTATATTTCGAGGCTTCTTAACAGCACAACCGCGCTCATTTTCTTGCAAATTGAATAACAATTTACTAGCCTGTAGGTCGGTTTGATTAAAGCGGATTATTTCCTCAGTTGACGTAATTACGTATGAATTGTTGGGCGCTGGATAAACGCTATTCAAAAATTTTGTGAAAACTGACATTATCGTACTTTTCCCAGTTCCTGATGACCCATTTAGAGCCACCATTTTTGCATTATCTATCTCGCATGGTATTCCGCGTAGGAAATTAAACAATAATTCAAATACGGGGCGGTTCTGTGCGTTAAATTGATATTCCCCGCTTATTTCTTCGCAGCAAAGTTTTTTCAAATAGATTTTTAGGTGTTCTTCGCTTACACTACTATCAAGCCTGTACATCTCTCGCTTCAGCGTTGTAGTCTGGAATTGGCACATTGAAGCGGTCTTTTCGTTTATCAGCATCGCGTTTTGCTTTTTCGGTTTGTTTTTCGATTTTTATTTTGAGCCAGTTTAGGAAGTGTTTCTTCAGCTCCTTGACTTCGCGCCGATGTTCATCATTCGCCCGGCGGTCGTTCTGAAATTCTTTGAGATATTTTGATAGTTCTCTGGCAGTGCATCCTTGCGCAAGCATTCTGTTCTGCCATTCGAGATCGGTAAATAATGCCTCGGTATTGTCGGTCATTATTTCAGCAAACGATTTCAATTTTTCAGATTTGGGAAATGTTTCATTAACATTATCCTTTTCTATTATTTCGTTTTTTATCCTATCGTTTACTATACTATCGTTTATAGCATTGCGTTCGCATTGCGTTCGCATTGCGTTCGCATCATTATCGCATTGCGTTCGCATACTTTTTTCATGCGTTCGCAATGCGTTCGCATCATTATTTGATGCGTTCGCATTGCGTTCGCATTCGGATTGCATTGCGTTCGCATTATTCCAACGCTTGCTTGCTGATCGGCTTGCTGATTCTATTTTCTTATTTCTTTCTGCAAGTCTTTCGCTAATTGATTTTGAGTAAAATTTTCCGTTTTCTAACTCGAATAAGCCAGAATCAAATATTATCCATCTTACACAATCAGCATCTGCTCGAATGTCAAAGGCAATATTTTCAGCATCGGCAATCATCGAGTTGTCGCTTTGATACAGATCCTCGATTATCGACCAGAACGTGCCATATCCTGCCTGTCCATACTTTCGTAGTAATGCTTTTATTTTTTCGTCAGTTCTCGCATTATAATCGTGCGAAAAATAAAACCTATCCTTTTTCATCACTTTACCCTCCAAATACGAAAACCGTTTTCTACTTTTCTCGTAGAATATTTATGAAAAAGTCCCCTTCTTTTTGACTTAACAATCATTGCTCCTAAAGCACTCATGCGATGCTTTTCTTCACTAGATTCAACAAGAAATGAATCGCCTATCTTCATTTCTTCAGGTGAAGGATATTTACTTAAAATTGGCTTCGGTATTCCTTTTTCTATTTTCATACTTTTATGTTTTTATATATTGCAAATATAACATTTATATATTTATAAACAGCAAAAAGCCCCACATTTCTGCGGGGCTATGGCGTATAAAGCAATCACGGTGAATTTTTATCCAGTCTGCCATTATTTTATACTTTCTTTTACACCTATCCTAACAGCTTGATCTGTATCGTTTAATACATTACAAAGCAACTTTATTGACTCATGTATTTTGTCGCGCTTCTTTAGCTGATTTTCAGTTGCTTTTTGCCAATCTTCAACACCTAATTCTGTTTTTATATACTGTGCAACCTTCTGTATGTAGTTTGGGTATTCCCTTTTATTTGGAAATCTACTGTATATTGCTGCGCTCATTTCTTTATAACTATCACCGCTATCATTTCGGAATTTTATCAGATTATCGAAAAGCCACTCATAAACCTCTATTTTTAATTTTGGATTTATCGCAAGTGCAATATCAATAAAAAGAAGCGGGTGAACCCATGTATTAGAATTGCGCCCACGTGCAGAGGTTATAATATTGCCGTATTTTCTCTCCAATTCAGCTGTAAACTCTGCACATGATTTTGATTTCAGATATTGAGATAAATTGAATTCGTTAATTCCATTTTGCACCCTCCACTTATTGCCTGCATTTACCAATTCAGTAGCAGAAAAAAATTCAGTCTTACTTTGCTGGCTGATCTCACAACCAAACAACTCTCTTTTCATTATAACTTGCGTGTGCATATTTAAAATATATTAGTTTAATGCAAATATAAAACATTTTTATTAATATATTTTATTTGTGTGTAATTTTTTTACAATAAAAAAAGCCCCACATAATTGCGGGGCTTCGATTAAAATGGTAGATCGTCATTAGGTTCAGTGTATGGGTCTGGCTCTTTTGCTGGCTGGCTTTGATTGCCGTCTTTTCGAGACTCGCAGAACTCTATGCCTGATGCTACAATTTGCGTTGTGTAATGTGTAACACCGTCCTTTTCGTATTTTCCATTATCGATCTTTCCTTCGATAAGATACTTTGACCCTTTGAAGACGTATTGACTTGCGAATTTGGCCAAACCGCCCCAGCACGTAATGTTGTGCCAAGTTGTGTTTGTCACGCGCTCTCCTGCTGCATTTTTGTAGCTCTCGGATGTAGCGAGCGTAAACTTAACGACTTCTTTATCTCCGATTTGTTTATACTCTGGGTCATTGCCCACGTTTCCCATTAATGTTACTCTGTTCATTGTTAGATGTATTTTAAAAATTCAACAAAAATCTGCACGGTAAACCCATTCCCGATCCCGTGGTAGGCTGCGGAGTCCGACACTACGATCTTTACCCACTCTGGCCACGTTTGGGCGCGTGCGCATTCCCGGGGTGTCATTCTGCGGAGGCGCTTTTTATTTTCAATCACCAATTGCCCACAGCTCTCATCTTCACGGTTGCGGGCGCACATTGTGCCAGTTTTACCGTCTGTTTTGATTCGTAGCCCTTCGTCGGTGCGGAAATCACATCCAGTTACTTCATTTTCAATATTGGCATTTTCAAGCAATGCCAATATCTTAGGATTGGTTATGTAGTACTTCTCCGGCACATTTTCCTCAACAATATCTTTAAGAAAAATACAACGGTCGGCTGGTTGTGGAAATGCAGTGTAAACATCTCCGAACAATCCGCGTGATTCTGTTTTGATATTTGACCAATAAATTCGCGGGCGGTTTTGAGCTGAGACAAGTTTTGAATTGATGTGCACACCAAAAATACCAACTGCCTCAGAAAATATACGCTCCCAGTACTTACCCATACGGACGTTTTCAAGGATAAATTTAACGTCAGGATTTATGGTAAGAATATCTGTATATATGCGTACAAACTCCCAAAATAGATATGATTCTCCCTCAAATTCAAATTTTTCGGCTTTTAATTGTAAATATTGTTCTAACGTTACAACATCTATATTTTCTACGGTTGTCATCCCTGCGCGTGTGCCAGCGAACGAAAGATTTTTGCATGGACTCCCGCCGCATATTATGTCGACCTTTTCAAGCTCAAAAACATTTATGTTCCGAACGTCACCCAACTGTATAGTGTCTGGAAAATTAGCCATTGTCTGTTTTATAGCATTGGGCAACACTTCGCTTGCGTAATACTTTTTGGGCTTTATGCCGGCCTCTGCTAGTGCCATCTGAAAGCAACTCATGCCGTCGAATAGTGATAATACTACTGGTGTCATTCGTCTTGTTTTTAGTTCGATGCAAATATACAACATTCTTTTATTAAATCAATCGTATATTTTTATTATTTGTGTATTGTAATTAAATATTTATTCGTACATTTGCAGTGTACTTAATACTTATTTATGTCTAGACCAAAACATATATTAGAAGACTGGCACAAGCCAGTAAAAGAAACGCTCAACGAGCTAGGATTGAATCCTTTTAGATTCTCTAAAGATTCAGGGATACTTCAGCAGTCTATTTTTTCTAACATCAAAAACGAGTCTATCCCTTGTATTGAAACAATACTTCAATGTAAGTTGGTGCAATTATACATTGCTGGGCGCGAAAAATCGCGAGTAGAAAAAATACTCGAATCGAAAGAAATTACAGCCACTGTGACTGTTCAGAAGCTCCGCGATATTTACACTATTCGAATAGTTGCAAAAGATTTTGAGCTATTCCGTGACGCGCTATCCGGGCGGTACATTACAGTCGCAAAGAAGCCTCATTTTTTAATTAACGATCTAAATCAGTAGTTATGAATCTACACGAAAAACTAATCGGAATTAGGGCAAGTATTGATGAATTAGTCAAAGACGGTTCAGGCTATCAATACAAGTATGTTACAGGCTCTCAGATACTCGGCAAGATGAAGGCTGCAATGGATAAGAACAAAGTTTTGTTGATACCGTCTATTGTGTCAGTGAATAATCCTATTTTGGATGAGTATATAACAATGAAGGGTAATGTTCAAAAGCAAAACAGAGATTGGCAAATATCAGGTGTTATGAATTACACATGGGTCAATGCCGAAGACCCAACCGATACAATCGTAATACCTTGGTTTTTCATCGGACAACAGGATGATTCATCTAAAGCATTCGGGTCTGGCCTCACTTACGCTGAGAGATATTTTTTGTTGAAGTTTTTCGGGTTGCCTACTGATTGCGAAGACCCTGATGGTAAAGACGGTAAAGACTTTGCAGCTAAACAAAATCAGCAATCACCCCAAAAAAGCTCGCTTGTTTTTGGTGATGCAAAAAATGAAGCTCTACCATGGGTAACGAAAGAAAACATTGATGCAATGCTGACATACATCAAAGATGGGAAAAAAGAATCTGTGATTAAATCGCTCGTCAAATATCGCTGGTCTAAAGATAACCGTGAAACAATTCAAATCGCTCTGAAATGAAATATCTCGAAATAAAAAAACGCAAGCATGAAATAGATGCACTGATTGACTCGATTATGTCGGGTCAATCGCATCTTTCTTTTTCATCTATAAAATCATTCGCCACTGGAGGGCCGCGAGGGTTTATCAACTATAAACTCGATAAGCAAAGCTCCGGTGCAATGGATAGCGGTAAAGCTTTTCATTGCGCGATTTTAGAGCCTGAACGGTATGCTTTAGAGTATTTTGTATTTGATGACTCTGCAAAATGCGCTGAGTTGATTGCAGGTGGCGCTAAGTCACCACGGGCAACCGCTGAGTATAAGGCTTGGAAGGCTCAGATATTGGCCGAAAATGCTGATAAAATTGAAGTTTCAGCTGAAGACAATGAGAACTTCATTAATATGTCGGCATACTTTCGCGAATGCGATCTAACGCGAAAAGTTTTCTCAGATATTTATGCCACTGAAAAACAGTACTTCTTTAACCGTGGAGGGTTTAAGATCAATGCAAAGGTCGATGCTCTTATACCTTGTTCGTCGATTGACATTAAGACTATCGCGCAGTGTAACGATAAAAAATGTCGCTGGGCTATCACTGACAATATGTATCAAATGCAGGGCGGTGTTTACTCGCTTGCAACCGGCATTCAAAAACATCAAATTATTTTTATTGATAGTGATTGCAATGTCGGAAGGTATATCATGGGACCAGAAAAGATTTCGCAGGCAGTAGATCAGTTCGATTATTACCTTGCTATGTTCCGAGAGGCGGCCGAATGCGGAGACTGGACAATAGGCGCTGAATTTTTTAACGGAGAGGTTTTATTATGATAGAGATCGCAGCGTTTATTTTTGTTTTCGTCGCAGTTTTTTTATTGATTCGGTGGCACGAAAAGAAAAATTATTGCCCGTATTGCGGCAGTATAGTTATCGACAAAGTTTGTTCAGGTTGTTTTCGTAGACACAAATGAAATTCAAAATAACATCCGGAGTAATGTATGAACTGAAAAGCTCGAAGATTGTTGGTAAGATTACTACCTACATCTTCGAGCCTTCGCCTGCATTTTATGTATTCAACGGCAGAGAGTTTCCCGAACCTTTGATTTATTCAGAAAGTCTTGACAAACATTATTTATTCAAGACTTTCGGAGCGATTGAGTTTTTTACTTGAATTTATACTCCCATGGCTGAACCAGATCAAACAAATTATTAGGCGCATAGCTGGCAATCGGTTCGGTTATGCGCTTTTTTTCTATCCAGTTTGCTTTGAGAAAATCTGCTGAATACTCCCCGCACATATATTTATCATCTGCCTTTTCGTCTTTTTTCTGTCCAACAAGCCAGCCGGTGAGTATTTTTAATGGCTGAATTACTAACGTATTGATGAAATCGTATTTCCATCCAACGCGCGATTTAAGCCACTTCAGAGCCTGTTTTTCGTCATCGACGTAGATTTGCTTCACCCATACGCCTGTTAGGTCTTGATCTTTCAACATTTCTGAAAAATCTTGTGTGATAACTGAGCGATATTTGCCGTCACCTCGCGCTTCGTAAACAGTATCTCCCGCAATTATTCCGGTGTGAGATACTTTCGACCCTGTAGCCTTCGCGATGCAATTACTGATAAAAGCATCTCGTTTTGTGAAAAATATATAGAACATCATAACTGTAAGTTATTTATTATTAGTAAGTTATGTAACAATTGAAAGCGTTGGTTAATTTAGGCGCTATTATTTCGTTGTTATCTGAATGATATTACGTAACTATCTCATTATCAATACATGTCGTTTTGAGTGTGATGCTTGTTAAATAGTATACATACAACACGTGCGACCAATGTGTCAAATATTGATTGTATTTATTTGAATTTTACCTCTAACAGGCAAGGCCAGCATAAATGCCTTTTCTTGCGCCGATGTACCTATTCCGATGCATCCCTTTACATGATCGGTTTTAGTTCCGGCGTGTATCTGTATTTCTGAACGTCCTTCTATGCCTTTTAGTTCTATGACTATTCGGTCTTTGTTTGGGGAGTATTCTCGGACAAAATCATAAATGCCGTCAGGAATGCATGACACACGTGGCTTATTGTCTATCCATGGTAGCTCTATTGTACCGTATGATTTTCCTTTTAGATCAAAAATCAAACCTTTTGTTCTATCCTCGAGATTGACCCGGCACAATACCGCATTTATTTCGCTCATTTTATTTTGTTGTTAAGAAATATTCTTTCAGCTCCAAATTTATCGAAAAATGGCCAGAAATCTTCCTCTGTTGGCTTTTTGTATCTCGAATAATATCCTAATTCATCGCTTTTTTGATTAAGGCAATAGCATGAATAGTAATCATGTCCGTCGATTACTTTTTTTTCAGCCATGTAATCGCGGAAATTTCGCCCGTGATTGTCAGGGAAACTTTCCGGAACTAATTCCTCTAGTTCTTCAAATTTTGGATTTTTCAACCACGCTATACATTCTGAGCAGAATCCGAAACATCCCCTATTTTTTTCAATTACTCTGAATAGATCATCATCAATGTATCTAACTTGATAATGAATGTTTTCGCTATCTTCTATTGATTCAGTATCTATTACGGGGCAATATCCTTTTTCGAGCAAGTAAATTGCTATCGATATACCTAATTGTGCATTTATGTCATCTAATCCAATTCTGCTTATTTTTAATCTCATCCAGTTATTCATCTCTGTACAATTAAAGTTCCTGTTTCATTTGCGACTCGGTAGAGCATCGCGCCCATCAATTGTTGTATTTCGGCTTCGTCGGTTATCTCGTTATCTTGTATCACGTTCCTAGCCTCCGCGAATGCCTGCGTTGAGATGTAAGCGTTTGGGATGTTGATAATGTCGCCTCCAGCCATTCCGCCTGCTTGCTCAATGCTGTACTTCGCCAAAACTGGGATAAAAGGCAGGCGATACAATTGTCGTACCTCCAGAGCATCGGTGATGCGTAGCTCTGCCGTTTGGTCAAGCGGGCAAATTTGAAACGGTTCTACCTGCATTGCCATAATTGAGAGCCATCTGAGCGTGTGGCAGTCGCTTTCGAGCGGAGTAAATCCATCCTTGATGCACGGGTCGTCTATACCTAAGTCGATTAACTCTGCTTTGGTTTGCGGATCAACGTATATTGCAACATTTTGCGCACCAAACCTCTCTTTATGTATAGGTAGCGATTGGCTCAGCTCTATCGCTAAATCCACAACCGACATTTGACCAGCCTTATCGCGGTCGTAATATTGTAACATTTTTCTCATGGCCAATTAGCTCTAAGTATAGTATAGTTTGTTAATGCTGTGCAATTTAAAAATGCGGAGGATTTTCCAGTCGCTGTCTCAAACTCATAGTCCCAAATCGGTTGTAATGTACCAGTGTGGCTGTACGCTGTGGCTGTTACACGCATACAATTAGTCCATATTGTTACCTTATAAATGTTTGTAAGATCAAACATATCTAGTGTGATAGCAAGGTTTCTTGTGACATAAAAAAACCCTTCAAGTGTCACTATTTTACTATTGTATTTCAGTGTTGGAACACTACCAGTAAGCGATGTACACCCCCTAAAAGACTCTCTAAAGTTAGCGCACAATGGCACGTCTGCAAACATCAGCAAAGGTAAAGGTGCTGATAACGATAGACATTGGTGGTAAAACTCATTCAGTGATAATATCTTAGGGCAACGTTTTAACATTTTTACAGGCACATAACCAACCCCTGATCCTTTGCAAAAACGATAAGCCGACCCCGCATTTGGTGCATTTGGTCCGTCGATTACTAATTGATTTGATACTGATCCGGCAAATTTTAGATTTATAGCCCCGTAAAACATAGCAGTCAAGTCTCCAATAATTACATCACCAAAACTAACTAGTTCAACGTATTTTTGTACATCACCCGTATTATTATCATACCAGCTACCAACCGAGCCTCGTATTTTTATATCATAAATTCCGTGACCATCAGGAAAATTTATTAGTGTTTCTGCTTGATTGTATGATGTTATTTGTACTAGTGGCCCGTCGTTTACTGAATAACTGAAATTGTAAGTATTTCCTACGCGTGTTGGAATTTTAAATGATGGAAATCCATTTCCTTTTGTTGTGTCTATTTTGAAGTGCATTGGCTTACGCGCATCTATCTTCATCACATTGCCTCTGACTGATAGTAGATTCCCGTCTATGCTTAATAATTTTCCCATATTCAGACTATAATGTTTTCTTAATTACAGTATGAAATTCAAATGTAGATGTCGGCCAATAACTAAGTGCATCTACTCTTATAATTTTTTGGCTTCCGCTTCTGTTTACATATTGATATGTTAGTTTGCTAAAAAAATAATCTTCCGCCGCTGCTGTATTTGTATTAATCGAAAATCTTGTGACCTTATTTTGATCTTCTGCTACAGACACAGCTGTATGTAGTGCTGTATAATTTCCTGATTTATTTTCAAATTTAAAATGTAGATACGGGAAATCACCATTATTATCTAATCTTATTGCATCAATATATTCCAACTCCCAACCGTCAGGTATAATTGCTAAGTTATAATACAATTCAGGATCACCTGTAAGCCTTGATACTGTTGTAACAATAGCCTTTCTTTCAAGCAATGATATTGTGCTTTGTATATCACCCATAGTTGCAAGCGTAACAAATCCAGTGTTTGCCCGAATCAAAACCTCGGTGTTTGCATCAATTCCGACTCCCAGATCATTTAATCCTTCGCCTGAAAAAGGTATGTACTCTGATAGAGGCAACCAAACATCACTATTACCATAAACTACATTTGTCGGAATGATGTTTGCAATGCTGTTTTTGCTATTTACTGTAAGCGATGCTATTCCAGTACCGCCCCTGCTTACATTTAGAGTTCTCGTAACATTGCTCAACACTGATTTAGCTCTGACTATTGCTGTATTTGATTGTCCGGTATCAGTGATCTTAATGTATGTATTTGTGGCGTTTAGAAAAATAGGAGATTCAAAATCTAGGTTAAATACCGGCAAATCTGACTTTAAAATCATAGTATTAGCATCCAATACTAATCTTGCGCCTGCAATTAACGTAACAGGAGAGGCCAGCACAAGTGGTGTTGCAGTTACAGACACATCATTAACCAGTATCACAACTCTCCTATCAGTAGGCGACGCGCACAATGCTATTACCTCATCCCAAGATGTTGCCGTAATTGGATTTCCTGTATTTGGGTATTTTTGATTTACATAGGCCGCTATTGCCTCTGCCTCCCAAATTTTATTATACGATATGTTTGATTCCTCGCGTGCGCCTGCTATTACGTCTCCATCCTGCAACATAAGATCAAGCTGTGCATCTGACTGGTCGAACACGTCGCGCACCGTTGTACCTGTTACGGTTACGCTATCATTAAGCACCTCCGAGGCGTAAAGATTTGTTTTAACGAAATTTTTTATCGCTGTCAGTGTTCGAGTGTAATATCCTGTTGCTGTCCTAAATACAACCTCGTTATTTCCGCTTAATGCTTCAGCGGTTGATGATTGCCACCTATCAATACTATGAGTTACTACTCCACTGTTAGATACGTATATCTTAATTACATACGGTCTATTTGGATAAGTGACAAACGTCAATGGCATACTTTCGAGTGAGCTTCCGAAATTACTGCCTAATGTTATTGTCCGCTGGGTAGCGTCAGGGAATAGCAACAATTGATAAACACCGCCATTATCATACGTACCAAGAAATATATTTGCATCTCCTGTAATATTTATTGTAACAGTGGTTTCAAATTCAAAATCTACAACAATTTGAGGCTGTGCAAATGCGACAGACTTAGTTCTCGGTTTGAAAAAGTTTAGTGCGGAAACGCTCCTTGTCACTAAAACACCACCTTCTAAGACTGTTTTGTCTAGTAAGTCATTTGCTTTATTTATCGCAGTTTCTTCGTAATCTGATATTTTTCCTGCCATTTTTGTATTTGTATGTGCTTTAAAATCAACTTGTTATGCTTACTAGTAAAATGGCATTGATTTGATTTGTCTTTTAAGACTTTGAAAATACGTTAATTCACGTAACTATCTCAATATCAATACATGCCGTTTTGTGTGTGATGTTTGTTAATTTCTATATATACAACACGTGCGACCATTGATTCAATAATTCGATTTAAAATTATTGTCTATGCGGTCGCGGAACTTCCACGATTGTCGCATTTTGGTTTTATTAGTAACAGAGTCTAGTATGTCGGTAGGCAATACATCAATCCTATTGTAATTCTCATAACTATTTATTTCATAGTTTGTTATGAGTATTTTATTTGCCAACATATCGCGGAAAAATAAAGCGTTTGCCACTTCAGATGTAAGATAATTGCTCGAAAGCGTGTACTCGCTCGAAATCTTATCTTGTATCTGGATAGTCGCGTAATTGTTATTTACGTAATTGTCCTGAGTCATTACAGGAGTGCGCTGGCCAAATGTTCCCTTGATGCGAAATTGATTAAGCCACCCGCCCGCGCGGATGCCGGCATAAATCAGATTCGATCCGACTATATCCCCTGTTTGAAAACTCTCTATTTTCACCGTTCCATTTGCGGCCAAATCTGAGTAAATAGACAGATCGAATGCGCGACTTAATATTTCCGAATCGCGCCCGCCGATGCGAAGTTTTGTTTTTACAAAGTAACGCCCTGACCCGTGGGCGGTAAATACTTTCTTCCATTCAATTTCTAATCCAACTTGTAACGGTGCCGCCGTGAAACCGTCCCAAACTTTCCCGTAATCACCCGAAAGCAAATTATACTCATCTCTACCTTTTACAAGGACAATGGCCACTGTATCACCGCTTAATGATTTTGCGTAAAGAAATTGCGATTTGTCATTTTTGAGAGCGTCGCCGTCTGACGAACAGTAAACACGCTCCACCGGCTCACATCCGCTATTGCATCGGCACACGTCGGCCACTTGCGCTGGTATTGGCAATGAAAGTTTTGTAGCCGTGAAGAAACACGCCATACCTTCGCGGCCCGCAAAAGGGTTGTTGTCTGCAATCTGAATAAATAACGGCATTATTCGAGAATTTTAAACGTTGTATCTTCCATGTGTTTAGGCGTTGTGTCTTCCATGCGCTTAACATTGAGCGGTACTAATAATTGCGATGTGCTTATTCTGCCTGACAAATTTAAACCATTATTCATATTTATTTTGCTTGGGACAATTAAGCATTCTGCAACTACTTTTCCGCTATCAACTCTCATATGTAGCTGACTTTCTCCATCAAGCGGTACAAGTGGGCTATTATCTGCTACCGGGGCGACCGTTGATAGTTCAAATTTTCCCATTCCACCTTGTCCAGATACTTCGATACGGTTAATGCAGTAGTATCCTGTTTCGTCCAGTATAGGTTCTCCGATTTTTTCCCACGTAATGCAGTATAATGTAGGGCGGTCAATCATTACAGACTTATTGAGGCTTTCCATTGTTTCAGGATCGAATGTATCAATTGTGGCATTCCATCCTGTAGGCTGCATGTAATCCTGAACAATAATTGCTGGGCTTATGAAATTGTACTCGGTGATACCTTCGCGCCCTTGGTCGTCTATCCCTCCGAGTGCCATAGTATAGCACATGCATATACTAAAATCGTTTATTTCTGAATATCGGTTCGATCTACGATTAAAACCGTTGTTAGGCAATGTTTTGTCGAAAAATGAAGAATCAGCCTTAATTTTTTGCCAGCTTTGCCACGGCAATTTTTGCCCTGCCACAATTTCGTATTGCTGAAGGTCGCCCGTTTTTGCAAGTGTGCTAAATGTGAGTAGGTTAAAATTATCGGTAACAGCCAGCGGATAGCCTTTTGTTTTGTCAATTTCGAGCTGTTGCACTCCGTTAACCTCAATCATACCGGCAAGTGAAATCAATGTTTTGTCAAGATCGAAAGATTTGAACGGATTGCCTGAATTGTAAGCAATCAGCTTTTGTGAAAGTGAAAGTATTTTGGCTTGCTTTGATAAATCCAAACTGAATTTAAAGCGGGTCAAAATCCCGTCTTCGATCCATCCGGCGAAGCTCGAAAATCCTACATCTGCAAATGTTTTATCATGTTCCCATATTTCGATACCGTCTGACTGAGCCAGCCCTTCCAAAATCAGCTCATTTGAAAATGTGTTTACGTCGGCGAGTTCAATTACTTTATCACTAGACACAAGCGCGGTCGCCCCGGTGCACATTTGCAATCCGATTAAATAGTTCGGGCTATCTTTGTCGTAAAGTCTCAATTGCTGAGCAACCGACAATTCAACATCAAATGTCACGGTTAAATTAGAAGCGTCTTTAACCGCCTGCATTGAATAGATGTACCCATTCGTCGCCGTCGCCCCGCCGATCGTGGCAAAGCAATTTTGATATATGAAATTTTCAACAAATCCCGTTTTTGTTCCGGTGTATTCGTCGGAAGTCGGAAGATAGGAAATGTAAATACCGACCCTCTCTCCCGTGGTGAACGTGCCAACTTTCTTGCGCGCGTGAATCTTTACCTTGGTTCTCCCGACTGATTTTAGAGCTTGGAACGGTGCGAGTGTGTCAACGTCAATGTATTCAATATCAACTACTTCATAGTTTGATTGAAACCCGTTGAATGTTTCCCCGAATGCGCCCGTGCTTCCGAGTGTGTAATCTATGGTCTTTTTCTTTGCGCCGGTCGGATTTGACTTAGTGGAAGTAAAAGAAAATCCGTTTACGTATTTCAGCGTTTTGTCGCCTTCGTATAGATCAATTGCCTGCCTGTTGGCCAATGTCTGATAATCGCCGTCTCGGAAATATGGTAATATTAATTCGTGAGAAATCTCATATCTCACGGTTTTTTCGTTGTTAGCCGTTGTGTTGCTGATGTATCTTACTTTTAGCGATCCATCAACAAATGATTCAACCAAACCTGCAGGTTTCATATCTACCCACGCACCTGCTGCGTCTATTATACCGTCAGCATACCATCGCTGATCTTCACCTGTTACCCTGCTTAAAAAATTGGCTGCTTCTGTGTTATCAACAAGACCTGATCGGTATTCGAGAAAATTATTATCTGTGTAATTTGCGACTTTAAAACTGTCGAATGATGTTCTTTGGATACTATATAATGGGTTTGATCCAAATAAAACAGTTTCACTAAGTGATGTTATTGTTGCTGTTATATCCGTTTGTACATTGTTTACAAAAAATATACAAGATATTTGATCACCAACGGCAAACCCTTCCGTAAACCAATTGCCAGATGTAAGCTCTAATGTTAGCTCTGAGTTTGGCGCGTCTGTTGATGTCATTGTTATTTTATTGCTCGCTGATGCAAGAAATGTTGTCTTGACATCAATCAACTGACGAACACGCACTTTCTCGCCGCTTATGCCGATTAAATTTGGGGCATAATTAGTATCAGCATTTACGCTAAAATCATCACCGTTTAACAGCTGATCGTTTATCTTTTCGCTGATTTTCTGAATTGAAACCGCCATTATTCGAACTTTTTAGCGTCATTTATGAATGATTCAGCACTGAAGTTGCCTTTTTGCGCTTGTGCCAATACGTCTGCAAAGTATGCCTTTTGCACTGGATTGCTAAGCTTTTCAATTTCTTCATGCGCGTTGGCCAATAATTGCTGTTTTGATTCTGCCAGTTGCTTAACTATGTTCTCAAATGCCTCTATCATGGTATTTTGTTTGAGCAAATATAATAAAAAAAGCCCGTTGGCTAGACGGGCTTTAAACTGAAAAAACAAACCGATTATGAAGTATTAAGGCTTTACAAAATTAGCCAAAAATTGCGATTAATGCAAATGTTGTCACAAAACAGATGGAAAATATCCAATATATCTGTTTCATTGATTGCTTTCTCAGTTCTGATTCTTTGAGTTCAATACGCTTTAAAAGATTTATTTCCTTGGTTGACACTGTTTTAATATAATTACGCTTAAACATACCAATTCGATCACGCAAAAATTTATTTGCATTCTTAAGAAGATTGTTTTTTCGCGTCAGTGTCGCGATCTCTGCCTTTTGCTCTTTGATTGTGACGTAATCGAGTAAAGTTTGCGACAACAAAGTCTTGTTCTTGTTCTCTAAATCAGTTATTGTTTGTGTCAATTCTTCGATCTGTTCTTCGCGCTGAACATCTTCGATTGAGTCGCCATCTCTTACGTCGATCAACATTTCGCCTGCTTTCCCCATTTTGTTTGTTTTAAAGTTAAGACGGCTTACCCGTCAGCACTTGCGCAGATATATTACCGATCACCGCGCAAGGGGTATTTTTCATTTTCCCGTAAAGAAAAACGGGAAAGCGTTGCCGCCTCGCTTAAGCGCTTCTTTTCTTTCGATTTTCCGTTGTCTGTGCGCGTGTAGTACGCCGCCACGTGTAGGCAATCTGTCGCCATATACTGCACCTTCTTGATCTACCGAAAACGATCTGTATTTTTTAGCCCTTGATATTTCGCTGTAACTAGTTGAAGTTTTCATAATCTTTGTTTTCACCTCAGCATCATTGCTGATTTGCTTAGACAAATATACAACAGTTTTTAATATATACAATACGTGCGATTAAAATAATGCAAAAACAGCGTTATTTTTTTGGCTATATTTGGGCATGTTCGAGCCATTGCACAAGATATTTAACCAGATAGCCACACTAGACATTGATAGTGTAATGTTTGACGTATGGGACGGCGAAGATGTGCAGGAAACAATAATTGAGCTTAACACAATAGATCAGCTATTTAACCAAGGAATTGATTCTGACGGGCAAAGCCTCGGTGATTACTCGCAATTTACAATAAAGCAAAAGCGAGCAGATGGCCTGCCATACGACCGCGTGACACTTCGCCAAGACGGGGAGTTTTACGGCTCATTTAATATTATCCCCGAACAAGACGGGTTTACTATTGATGCCGACCCTATCAAGCCAAGCCAAGACCTAACAGAGACATACGGTGAGGCTATAATTGGCCTCACGTCAGAAAGCAAGGAAAAATTAATCAAAGCCATAATTTTGACCGTAAAAAATGAAATATACCTCAGAATTACACGACGCTGATACATTGCCAATGTCGGCATACAGGCGCATATTAAAGACGGGTGACCTCGGAATATTGGGCGAAGCTACAATCGACGTATTAAAAGACCGTTGGGCTGAGATAAGCGACTCGATCACGGCAATCATTGGCATAAACGATTCATATATTCAGCTTGTTGATCTCAGATGCCAGATAATTATATTAAAAGAGCAATTCAAAGAGACGGGCGACCGCTTCTTTCTCACCCAGATAGACATAGCGGAGCGTCAGGTGTCTGAATTGTCAAAAGTAAAGCCGTCAGGGTCATTTGAAGCTGAGTATATTAGCATTTGCAAAAATTTAGGCTTTCAACTCGATTTGGACAAAACAACCGTAAAGCAATATTTTTCGGCTATCAAAATGCTTAACGAATCACACAATAAGTCATTGCCAAAATCAACCGAATTATGACCAAGTTAAAAAATACCGATCTCATTGAAGAGGGGATTTTCGAAAAGTTCCAAAAAGACGCGAAACTTGCAGAGGCTTCACTACGATTGCTCGAATCGGCAATACAAGACACTCAGAAAGCCAGCGCGGCACTGGCCGAGGCAACCCCGTTGGAAGGATATAAAAACATCCAGATAAGAGTCAAGGCAGTTGATGATTATGCCGACGCAGAGAAAGCATTGGCCAAAGTACAGGCAGAACGCGCCGCATTGGAGCAAAAGCGCGCCGATGCCGAGGCAAAGGCAGAGCAAAAGCGCGCGAATGACGCAGCCAAAGAACAGGCGCGCGAAGCCAAAGCGGAGGCGACGCGGGCGAAGATGGCGGCCAAAGAAGCTGAGCGGCAATCCAAAGCCAAAAAAACGGTAAAAGAAATGTCGGATGCTGAGATAAAAGCCGACACTATCCAAAAAAAGCAGGATGCCGAAAGGATAAAGCGATTGAAGGCAGAGGCGGTTCTTTTGGACGACCAAGCCGGTGCGCTGGAAAAACTTGCCGCCAAAAATAGGCTATTGGCTCAGGAGCGGGAAAGTATGCAAGACATTTCTTCCGCTGAAGCCAAAGCGCGAATTACTGAGATAAACTCAGAGATAAACGCGAACAACGAGCTGATAGCGGCCAACTCCGACAAACTAAAACAGCAGAAAATGAACGTCGGTAATTACACCGACTCTATACTTGAGGCGTTGGGCGCTAATAAGGAGTTCGGCGGGGGAATCGCGGGAATGACAGGAGCATTCGAGGGGCTTTCTCCAGCTCTTAATGTAGTAACAAAAGGCTATCAAAAATTTACCACATGGTCGGCCAAAGCTGAAGAACAAGCGAAAGACACCAATGCAGAAGTTTCAAAGTCAAAAAAGATTTTCGCGGGGCTTGCAATCGGTGCTACGGCATTGGCTGGGGCGGCGCTGGGTGGATTAGCCACGGCATTCAACAACTCGCGCGCTGGTGGTGAGCAAATGGACATAGTAGGGCAAAAGATGTCTTCATCTATGGGCGTTTTAGCTTACAAATTGCTTTCTGTTACTGGACTGGCAAAAGATTTCGGAAATGAAGCCGACAAGGCTGTCAGAAAGCAAAAAGAGCTTGAATCTGAACTAGCATCTATCCGCGATTTACAGAGCGACCCGATGCAGAGGCGAAGCGAGGCAGTAGATAAGCGGGCGAAGGCTACAGAACAAGCAATTATTGACGTCAAGAATCAAATAATTGAACTGGATAAGCAAGGGGTTAAACCGCTTACCGAGTCAAGCGCGGGACTGTTTGAGCAATTAAACGACATTTGGACTGATAAATCGATAGACGCTTACATCAAATCGGTAAATCAGCTTAAAGTTGAGTTGGGGGCATACTCTATCGAACTTGCGCGCCTCAACGGATTGGCCGAGGCGAACGACGCGATAGAGGGAAACAACGCACGCTCACTGAATGACAGGATTAAGGCCATGAAAGAAGCGATAAAATATACCGATCTCGCCGCCAAAAAGCAAAAAGAACTCAACGAAAAACAGCTCGAAATAGCCAGCGCCGGACTTTTTCAGAAAAACAAAATTGACCTAGCAGGAATGTTTGAGCAATACGGAATCAATGCCGAAAATGCCAAAACGAAAATCACCGAGCTATATACGACAAATGAAAAGTTTGCCAAAGATTTGGACGCGACAGCCAATATCGAACAACTAAACCAGTTCCAAAACGCTATGGCCAACCTTGTAACAGCCGAATATCAACTAAAGGCCAAACAGGAGCAGAACCAAGCGAAATTAGACATGGCCGTTCAAGATCAGGCAGAGATGGATTTGGACATGATGCAGGACACGTATGGCAAGAAACTGGCACTTATCGAACAGGACATAGCAGATACTCGCAAATCAACAGCCGAAAAAATAGAACTCGGAAAGTTGGCTCAATCGGAACTCGAAAAAACATCTAAGCGGACGCGCGAAGTACTGACATCCGAGGGGTTGGCCGGATCGAAAAACCAAGAGGCGATTTTAAAGCTGTTTGAAATAGACGACTTAGACACCCTCAATAAAGCAATTCGCCAGCTTGAAAAATCCGAAATGATCGAAAAGCGGGTGCAGCAGTATATCGAAGATTACAAGGAGTATTTGGTGCAAGTCAAGAATCTGAAAACAGCCATAGCCGATGAGGATGCGCGTATATTGGCACTAGCAGGCCAAAGATTTGCAATCGAACAGAACACCAAAGAACTACAAGCCATACGCGACAAAAAAGGAACTATTGAGGAAACAAACAAGGCTATTTCAGACCTTGAAAAAAAATCAAACGATGAGGCGCTGAACGCGGAGCTTGAAAATGTAAATATGAAATTGCGCGTACTTACTGATGAAGGTGAGGAACGTGAGAATCTATTATTGAGGCAGGCCGAAATTGAAAACCAAATCGAAAAAAACAAAACGCAAGTATATCTTGACGAACAGGCCAAGCGCGAGGAGGATGAAAAGGAATCAATTAAACGGCGCAACGAAATGGCACAAGCTGCAGCGTCTTTTATGGAAAACTTGCTCAAACAACAGGCGCAACGCCGTATTGATGCGGTCGATAGGCAGATAAGCGCAACCGATAAGCAGATCAGCGCACTAGAGGAAACAGCCCGCGCGGGGGTCGAATCAAGTACCGAAAATCTCGCCTATGAAACCAAGAAAAGAGCCGAATTAGAAGCGGAGCGTGAAAAAGAAATCAAGCGCATGAAGCGCATGGAGCTGGCACTCGCTCTCATAAAGGTTTACGCCGCGAAGGTCGCCGCAGGTGATAAAAATCCGCTGGCCAGTACCGCGATAGAAATGGTCGGAATGCAAGCTCTTGTTGAATCAATACCGACATTTTTTGAAGGAACGAACGAAAAGACAGTTGGGGAAGTGTTGGGTAAGCCAGATATTGCTGGCCGTGATGGATATATTGTCCGAGTCGATCGCGACGAAACAATCCTTAATGCCGAAAATACACGTCAATATCACGCGAGCCTAAAAGAACCAGACCTGCAACCGATTGAAAACACAGCCGTACTCCGCAAATTGGACGGGATAGCCGACGCGATAGCCTCAAAGCCTGTTTATTTAGGGCGTGACTATAACGCAACAGAGCGGGCGGTAATAGATACAGTAGAAACACGGTTAAAAATTACGCGAACGCACCGTAAGGGAGGGATATTTGGTAATTAAAAATAAGCCCACGTGTTTGATGCACGTGGCTTTTTTCATAATATTTGCCAGTACCGATGGCGCGGGTTAGGTTATTTACTAAAAACCATTTTTATCGTAGAAAGCTCCTACTTCTGTATTTAAAACAAAATACATATTTAAAAGAATCCTCAAAGTTTCTTCACTTCTTTCTTTAATCATTTCTACTCCACCAAGAAAAATTAACATATCTGGCTGTAAATACGCTGCTGTAAGTATATCTGACTTTGTTGCGGTATCAATATTTAAAACTTTCATAACCTTTGGTTTTTCCATCAGCGACATTGCTGATTTGCTTAGACAAATATACGACAGTTTTATATATATACAATACATGCGATTAAAATAAATCAACAATCGTAAATATTTTTTTCGGTTCTTGTTGGGTTGCCCCAAATAAATGACTCGCCAAAAGACTTTGTTTTTAAGCGAAAACCAACTATTTCAAACCGATAATATTTCGTTTTCGTAGGTGAAAATTTACGTGCAAAACGATCTCTGCCAGTTACTCTTAATATCCCTGTTTCAATATTAAAATCGAAAACATTATCTTTAAAATACCCTAGACCAAGGCTATCAGGTCTATTATATCCACTATGCAAGCATAATTCATTATGTTTATGCTTTGTATTAAATGTTAATATACTAGACACTTCTTTTCCCAAAAGAATATCTATATCACACTTAAACTTTGCATCGTTAAAATAACGACCTTCTTTGTTGATTTTAGTAAAAATATCCATGATATTATGCGAGTCACCCCGACTAATTAAAGTTTAACTGAATCAATAATTCGTTGTACTTCAGATAGCTCACCAGCTGAAATATGTTTGTTGGCTAGTTTAACAGACTTTACGCCAAATGTGCGAACTAAAAATTTAATGTCGTATTCGCAAGCATCAGCCTTTTTGAAGTTGAAATTTTGGCAGTGTTGAACGAATGCGTATGCTTTAAGCTCTAAGAGAGATTGAGGTGATGCGATTGAATTGCCTTGCTCGATCTTGTAAACAGCAGCGAAAAGCTTATTTCCATTTGCATTCAGCAAATCTTCTTTTTCAGAAGTCATAAATGCTTGCTTTGTACTTTTATCACATACAAGATAATCAACATCATCAGTATAGCGGTCTGATCCTAATTGTCTTAATGCCTGTCCTCCGATAAGTATTTTAGAAGTTATCATAGTGTGTATGTCTTAATTCGTTACTCAAAGATACGAATGTTTTTGATATATACAATACATACGACTAAAAAATGATAAAATAATGTTATTTTTATTTATTAAACCTGTAATTATTCCGGTGTGAGATACTTTCGACCCTGTAGCCTTCGCGATGCAATTACTGATAAAAGCATCTCGTTTTGTAAAAAATATGTAGAAAATCATAAATGTAAGTTGATGATTATTAGTAAGTTATATAATTACTGAAAACGTTGGTTAATTTAGGCGCGATTATTTCGTTGGTATCTGAATTAAAAAACGTAACTATCTAATTATCAATACGTGCCGTTTTGTGTGTGTTTCTTGTTAATTAGTATATATACAAAACGTACGACCAATGTATCAAATATTGATTGTTTTTGGCTAAATTTGGACATGGAAACTGAAGTACATAAACTTATCACCGTGTTAGGAGCTGTCGGAATTACAGCCATGCTTCAGCGCGGAATGTCCGGCCGGATGCTGCTTTACAGATACCGATTGTATTTGCTCTACCTTAAATCAAAATGGCGGCATAAGTACACTTACAAGATACGGCGCGGGCAAATGGTCAAAGTGCAGAACTGGCACTACTCAGCGCGCCAAATATTGAAGCCTTTGGGATTATGTGTGTACTGCTATGGATTTTGGATAGGAGTGCTTATTTATGCCTCAAAATGGGGAATTTATGGGATAGTTGAACACATAGGGATATACTGGATAATACTTGAATTATGGATGCGGTCAAAAAGGGATTAATTGATTTTGAAATAAACGGCGGGGCGGTGTCTGTCCCGCTCGGTTGGCAAGATATATCTGTGCTGGCAACGTGGGACAACGGCAATACACAGGCTAACATAACCACGTCAGAGATAGAGCTAACATTAGATGCAGCGCGCTCTGTACGGCAACACGTGGCCGATGGAATGATTGGAGGCGTTGGAATATTTGAAGGCTTGCCGTGTAAGCTAAATGTGAGTAACGGTTACGGTCAGGCAGTGGCATTTGATGGATATGCAAATCTGACAAATAGTTACAGGGATGCAGAGCGAAGAAATCGCGTATTTGTCACGCTCGAAAAAAAGAACGGATTGAACTCACTAAATCAACGGCTCGAAGCTTTGAGCTACGGCTATCTCGAGAGTCTTGGTGTGTACTCAGACAGCGATTACGTAACAGTCCTTTATGTCGTCGAAAAAATGGACAATGGTACTGAATTAGTTGTCGCGGCTATTACTCTATTTATCATGATACAAGAGTTGTATCGTACAACCAACGACACAATTAAGCAGATAATTGACGTAGCTGCACTATTTGCGATACTACCGTCAGGATCGGCAGGAGCTATAATTAAATCAGTTGGTATGGCAGCATTGCAGGTAGCATACAATGCACTAATATTGGCTGCTGTTATTAATTTGGCAAACAATGTTTTTGCGGCTATGATTTCTCCTGTGCGAAAACACAAGGGTATTAAGCTCGAAAAACTGTTATCAAAGGTATCTCAGTATCTAGGTTATGGATTTGAAACAGACATACAAGACTTATCGCAGATAGTGTATATACCATCAAATACACAGGTCGATAAATTTGGTAATGACGGATTTATAAGCATCCCCCGGGGGTCAAAAAAGGGTATCCCGTCAGAAAGTGATGAAGGGTATAGGTGTTTGGACATGTTTAACATACTTATGAAGGCATTCAATTCTCGTTTTGCAATAGTTGACGGCGTGATACAATTCCGGCATGCCGAATCAGACTATTGGACACGTCAGGCTGATTTTACTATTCCTGCGGTTGATGAGATAGCAATCGGATACAACACCGAAGATTTATATGCAAACAGGTTGGTAGCATTTCTTACAGACCAAGCTGACGGCTACACTTTGGAAAATTACACCGGAACGGTATGCGAGACAATCACCGACGCGATAACAGTGGTTAATGCCGACGCTAAGTATCTTAAAGGGTTGGACGATGTACGATTGCCGTGGGCGCTAGGAACTGAAAAAACAAAGTTAAATGCATTGGAAACGCTGTTAAAATTGCTAGGATCAACAATTGACAATCTTACAGGAGTTCTCGGAGGCGGTACTAATTTTGCTGGGAAAATAGAGAATAGAATAGGCATGCTGAAGGTAACAAGTAACAATACAACTAAAGGTAAGTTACTATTGTGCGGAGCTGATGGGCGACTGATCAGAAACCACCGTGAAAAGCTTTCTGCTGTAACAATCGAACAGAAATATCAATACTCTAAATCTTTTATTGTCAATGAGTTTCGCGCCCAAAAATTGAAGTTTGAGGGCGTAAGAATTCCATTCGGATTTAACGACTATTTGAAGCTTATAGAAAATTCAAACTGCTATGATTCGCAAGGTAGAGAGGCTATAATCACCAAATTAGAGTATAACATCAGCTCTGATACCGCCGTGATAGATTACCAAGTTCGACAGCCGTACACCAACAATCTGAAAGAAACATTGATAATTCCGTAATTATTTTAATCGCATGTATTGTATATGTCTTGAATGGTTGTATATTTGTAGAGCAAATCAGCAATGACGCTGATGGAAAAACAAAAGGCTATGAAAACTATTAATGTATCAGCAACTCAAGATCAAAACGAAAACGAGGAAGTAGTTTATGCTATCAACGGACAGTTCGGAATTGAAACAACTTCGCACGAAGATGAGGCATGTTATTTTCCTGAACGCATAAAATGTGTTGTGTCAGTTGGGCAAATGTTTGCAGGAACGCACCAAGATTGGCAGAAATATATTGACGAGTGCGTAATTGATGAGTTGACAAAACAAGGACTAACATACGAAAATTCATACGGAGTATTCATTAAATAATAAAATAGCCCGCCATTAACCGTGGCGGGCTTAACTAACAGCATCGGCTTAACGGGCAAGAAAAATGAACGCAAAAGAAAAGGCAGAGCAATATGCTCATGAATTATACGGAGATTCTGATATATATAAGGATGAAATAGAATGTTCAGCAAAAGACTACATCGCAGGCCACAATGAAGCAAAGCGGTGGATTCCTATTAGTGAACATACACCTCCAGAATATGAGCCTATTTTATTATTTAATAATAAATGGGTGCAGCCTTTTAATGAAAAAGGAGTAAGAATAGGATTTTACATAGATGGTGTTTATAATTCATCAAAAAGATTTTTTGATATTTACGAACACAGAAAAAGCACTAATTCAATTGAAGATACACCAACCCACTGGAGGGAAATATGAAAAACAGTAAAGATTATAAATTTGCGAAATACAAAGCAATGCAGCATCAAGGTGCAAACGAATCTACAGACAAAGCTTTCGAGGCAGGCTACGACTTCGCCATGAGCCAACCAAAGCACATATTTGACGGAGTAGCGCAAGTAGGTGAGGTCAGACGGTTTGAAGGTGGATTGGTTTCTGCTGTTGAAAATAATAAGCAATGTACTGGCTGTATATTAGATAGTACTGAATATAGTCTTGATTGCCTCTATCTAACAGGATGCGATACTCATAATGTTAAATACGTAAAGAAATGAATAGACAGCACATACCGCTCACAGAAGCGCAGATAATAGCCGCCGAAAAAGGCGAGCTACAGTTAGAAACACGGTGCGAAATAAAGGTTGTCCAGTTAGTTTGGTTAAAGCCTCCGTTTGAACAAGACCGCTGTGATGTTTTATTGGCAGTTCTTGACGATGGAGTTAATAAGACTTACTGTATAGGTGGCTGTTTTTGGTCAGGAGGACGAATTAGCGAATACGACCTTTTCGTCTCTGAGCCAAAACAGGAGGCATTCGACATAGAAACATACACCCCAAAAGGCGACATTGAAGGCTTTCCAATCGAGGTCGTAAAATGGATGCTAAGAGAGCAATTTGCTCAAGGCAATAAAGAAGATGTTACGGTATTTGAAAACGACAGAACGGCAAAAAAAGATGAAAAAGGGTTCGATTGGGATAAAGCCAAAGAGTTTGATAAAAGAACGTGCTATCGCATAATAGATGATAGAATATTTAACGTATTTTTTGAAAAATGTGCAGATGCTGATTCGAGTGACATCGTAACCGGTGCAAAAGCCGAACCGAAACCGATTTACGAAGTTGGAGAGATAATTGAAACTAATTGCTTCGATGGTATATTTCAAGACATTGAATATATTGGAAGAAAATTTGATTTGGTCGCAATGTACAGGAATGGATTAATTACTTCTTGCAATATTAGATATACACGCAAAAAGAGAGGCAAACTTACCGTTACTATTGATGGTAGTGTAATGTTGGTTTCGGATGCAATAAATTTTCTCTCTAATTTATAAAAAAAGGCGGGGAATGATTCCCCGCCTTTTTTTTATTCCTTAATTTTCCCGCCATTTGCCAGAAAAACCGCTTTAGCATCCAAATTTTTGAGCAAAGGGGCGCACCGCTCGGTGAACTCCTTTAAGGTCAATTTCTCGACCTCTTTTTTATTAAACTGTAGCATTATAGAGTAAATGTGTGGTTTAACTCCAGGCCGTCCTTTGTGTCAGTCAGGCGCAACGTATTGCCCAACGTTTGGGCCGCGAAAACGAAAGTGTATAGGCCATCAACCTCTCCCGCCCCTGTTAGAACAACTGGCATACCTGTAGTCATGTTTTGCAGTGCGAAGTCTGCCAAAACAAGGCCTTTTACCAATGAAGGATTGTTAGCCGTACCATATTGATTTGTCAAGAGAGCTTTGAAGCTAGTAGCGATCTTATCGGAAATTTCGGCTTGTACGTCGATTAACCCACCTTTTGCGGCCAGAGTTGCGATGTTGGCTGTTGCTTGATACACGTCAATGTTTTCGTCTTTCTCAAGCATCGAATAATTAAACGATATTGTCACCTTTTGCACCGCGCCTACCGTCGGCTTGGTTAGTCCGACGTAAAAAGTACCTTCCTCAATTATGTGAGGGTAGAACATTTCGATTAACCCAGTCTCATCGTATGAAACAGAACCAGTGAGGCGGTTTGAATCGTCAACGTTGAATATTGCTAATTGGCCGCACTGGCCTGACTTCAATTTTGCCATATATACCGCCGATGCCTGCGGACACATTGCGGTAAATCGTCTCGGTGATTCACCTGTGATGTAAGCGATACCGTCAATGTCCTCGGTGGTCGGTTCTGGTCGTTCGTCGGTTACTCCAGATAGCTTTAGAGTCGGATACCAGCGTTTAGTCGGGTCAGCTTCGTTGATTTTTGCCGTGATATAGGCATTATCAACAACATCACCTACTTCGATGCCATTTCTGACACCGTCCGAGTTGATAAGATTCATCAGGAAGGCATACTTCGTGATGTCCAAAAGAGCAACACAGCCCGGACGTCCGGTGTTGCCTAATGTAATGGGGCATGTACAATTCATTGTATTTTTTTTTTTTAGTTAACTACAAAAAGATTTTTTCACTTGCAAAGTAAATCTTTGCTCTATTCCCGCGAAATTAGCATCAAATACTTTTGAAACGTGGCCTTTTTCGCTCAGAAACTTACC